AAACGCGATGACCGCCGTTACCAGAGCAATCAGCGTTGCTTTGTTTTGTAATCTCAACTTCCATTTTATTTTCATATTATTCATCTCCATTCAATACGTGATCATGGCGGGGATATTCGTAATATATCTCGTTCCCATTCCCAGGCAGGATTATGGTCCCTGCCTTTAGTTCCATGTCTCCCGCCGTTATATCCTCATGCGTTTGGATAACCTGGTTTATGGAATCCAGTTTTATCTGCGCCGATCCATCTGTATACACATAAATTTCGTAGGCCGCGGGTTCCGGATTTTTCGGCACAGCAGACAATACAAAATACGTCGTGCAGGCTATTATCCCAGCCAGTACGACGCATATTGCTATTACGTATTTTTTCACGCGGCATACTCCTCCCAGCCTGCCGGATACGCGTCCGGCGACCATACATTACCGTCTATGGTGGATATGTACAGCGTACCGTTATAGTTTACGATGTCACCTGTGTTGTAGGCATCATGCGCGCCCGTGGGCTGTGTCCATATCGGATATCCGCTATCGTCTAGCCCTATAGGCGTATACAGGGATGGTGTGCTGCTCGGCGGCCAATCTAACTGGCTGGTATGCGCCTGTACTACACGGTACAACTGCGGATCGCCTACGTTATTTTCGCCATAGGTTATCAAATCGTCCACCTTGTACGCCACACCGACAGCGTAGGCAGGATATACTGTGGATATCTCTATGGCCTGTTCGTCCGTCAACGTGGCTGCGAACATCTGTATCGCCTTTCGCAGCTGCTCTGCTGCCTGCATTCTATTCATTTGTTTCACCCCCGTCCGTCTGTTCTATGCCCAGCAATGCGTTCAGTACGTCGTCTGTCGTCTCTACCGGCTCCGGCGGCTCCGGCTGCGGTAGCGGGTCGTAGACAAACGCATTGTCTACGTACCTATAATTGCTTATGTCGTTTTCCTCTGGCGTCTCTCCGCTCGGCAGACTCTCAACCCTTGGCTGTCCTTCTGCACCGTATTTATCTTCGGTGGCTGACAGAATGCGGCCGTCGTCCGCCAGATTTAACGCATATAATTTATTTTCGTCCATCTGTACCTCCTATAGTTTTATCCCGTATATAGCGGTTGGAATGATTATCGCATTATTCTGTATACGCGAAAAATTACTCGTATTTTTGATGTTCCCGCCAGCAAATTCAATCCGGTTTGATTGCATTGTGCAATTCCTGAAATTAAACTGAACGGACTGGGAATTGCTGTCAATAGACGTTACGATTTCGCATGGAAAATGTCTTCCCGATTCATATTTCGCCATAACAGACATAGCGTATGGTGAGCCGGTTGTTATTGAACGATACGTAATCATTAGAACGTCATATTCTGCACATGGCACCATTACATCTTGTTCTGCGAATGTACTCGTTGGGCTGGCATTCGTCCACAACGTATCCCAGTGCGCCATCTGAAACAATGCCTGAATAGCATTATCTAACGTCGACACTATGCCCACCCCCTTTCACGGATGTGAAACAGGGATTTTATAAATTGGGCTATTCTATGCCCCCCCCCGATAATCTTTATCGTGTATATGATAACTGGTTTGCACAGGCTGGGATCGACTATGGTGGAAAGCAACCCGCTCGCAATTATGCCACGAGAACAATCCGTAAATTGCAGAATATTACCGGAACGTTTTACGCCGCGCTGTGCACCAAATCCCCTGTTGGCTGCAGTGGAACTGGCGACATATCCCGCGAGACGTAACATGTTATTTCTTTCGGTGTTGTTGTCAATTATATCTACCGCAAGGCGATAGCCGCCGGACACATTCATTGACTGATGCAGGATCATCGCAAAATCATAGTTGCTCGTTCCGATATTTATGCCCTGGGCCGCAAATCCGCTCGTTGGTGATGCATTCTCCCATACCTTCTTTACCTCTATTCCCAGCTTAAACAGGGTCTGCAGGGCATTATCCAATACGCTCATGCCGGCACCTCCCTTCGTGTGAATAGAGATGCGGCGAGGGTTTTTAGTTTATGTATTACCCCCCCCAGTAGCTTTATTCCGTAAATAGCTACTGGAATAAGCAGGGCGTTTTCCGTTTCTCTAGAGCCCGTTACCGCATATTGAATCAGTCTTTTGCAGTCACTTAGCGTTATTTTACTTCGACTGTTCCACACGACATCTCTAAACAGCATCGTTGCGGCATACTCTACCAGAATCTGATCGCCGCCACCGTAGTTCATAACAATCGCTGTGCCCGACGATGCTGCATCACCACTACTGGCTCTTCTAAACGTCACCATTACTCCATCACATCCAGTTGTTTTTACGCTTATATCTTGGGCTGTGAATGAACTTGTAATGCTCGCATTCGTCCACAGTTTTTTAATTTTGCAGCCGTTTTTGAATAACTGCTGTATCGCATTATCTACTACGCTCATTTCCTCTCCTTTCTCTACTCTATCGGATATCCCGCATCGGCAAACATATCTATTGTTTCCTGCGATATATCCACGCCTAAATTCACACGGGCTTGGGCGGCTGTCGTCGCACCTGTGCCGCCCTTTGCTACCGTAATCGTCGGCAGCCTGGATACGGACATCGTGCCGCTGGTTATGTCTGCGGCAGAATGCTTGTGGTTTTCATCTGCTGCCCCGATGTTTTCCGGGGTTATGCCCAAATTGGTACGGGCGTTTGCTGCGCTGGTGGCTCCGGTGCCGCCTCGCGTTATCGGTAGCGTTCCAGACGTAATATCGGCCGCACTGTGCTTATGGGTTGCAGCAGCCGCGCCGATGTTGGCAGGCGTCAGCCAGCTTTGCAGCTTTTCCCAAAACCTCTGCAGGCCGTTATAATCTAAAAACTTAGCCATAACGACCACCTACGCGAACATCGCGTCTATCTCAGTGTTCTGGATCGCCGTAAGTTCCGTTTTAGACCAGTAGCCGGACAAATCAACAGCAGTAGTTCCTATCTTCTCCCAGCTATTGTTTACCCAAATATATTCGTCATAGGCATTTTGTGTACTGCCGCCATTTGATACCAGATATATCTTTCCGGTCTCTCCCGTGCCGGGTAACGCACTTACCACTTCAAACTCAAATCCGGTTATGCCCGCTACCCCTGCAGCCACAGCCGCCTGCACGAATGCTGTTGTTGCTATATTGGTGCTGCTGTCGTCCGTGTCCGGTGTTGGTGCTTTAGGTGCGCCTGTAAACGTCGGATTTGCTATCGGTGCTTTACCGGACAGTCCCGGAACAGTCACCGTGCCACTACTGTTTACAGATATATCGCCTCCAGACTTTACACCACCTAAAGCGTCTTCAGTTGCTGCCGGCAGCGTATAATTTTGCAGGCCGGCAAGCTTCTCTTGTTCAGCGTCTGTAAAATCATTCGTGGACAGGCCTTTTCCGACCTCTACGTTCACTTTTCCGGCCAGCTCCGCCTGGATTTTGCCGACTAGATACGTCGCCCCCGCTTTGTCTAAATACTCAGCCATTTTTTCTCCTTTCTTTTAACTAAAAAGCGACGCCAGATATTCCAGACTTATGTTGTCTGCTTCTGCCACCGCTCCAACTTCTCCGGCGTTATATGCCGGTTTATTCGCTTCTTTAGCCCAGCCCGGTACGGTTGGGTCTAGCTCGTTTATGTTACCTATTATTGTTCGCTCGTCCAACGTGGGGAGGTTTTGTAATTTCTCATAATCGTCCGTGGTCTCATAGTATATCTCTTTTCCGTCCGTCAGGTCCATATCCGCGCTTACGGTTATCTCCTCCAGTATCGCCTCGACCGGCACGGTAACGATGTTGCTGGCGTATGCGGTATTGTTCGTAGACAATACACGCAGCTGCATGGCAACGTCCATTTTGGCCGTCAGGGATAGCGTTTCCTCCTGCGTTAACGTCGCCGATATGACCTCGCTGTCTATGGAAACGTCTGCCTCCGTTTTTTCTATAACCACGCCTTGCTGTTCTAATGTCAGATACAGGTTTTGTATCTCTATCTCAGACAGCCCGGTAACGGTTATTTGCAGGGTAGGTGTTGTTCCTCGTCTCATGCGCTCACCTCCCCTAGTCTGTTATCGGGTAGCCGGCATCTTCAAACATCTGGATCGTTTCTTGGGATATTCTTGCCGCTTCAGTCGTCAGTGCTACTTCATATTCTGCTATCACTGACGTGAGGTTTATCCCCTCGAGTTCAATCAGGAACATTGGCATATCACTCACCAGTCCGTCATTATCCAGATCTCCCTGGGTGTACGCCGGTGCCGTTGGCGTCCCTGCCGTTGGAGTTCCCTGTATAACTACCCAACTGCAACTTTGCGTATTGTTTTCCTGATCGACCGTAAACCTCATCACGGCTCTGTCTATTCGGTTCATCCCTTGGGCGCCGTTTTCGATTTGCAGTGAATCATACGTGTTTACCGGAACCCACCAAAACCTTCCCTGGTTTTGTGCAATTCCGCTTCTTACCCATACTTCGTTGTTATTTCTTATTTCAGTCGAAAATCCTTCGAGCGTAGGGTCGTCAATTACACATGTCGGCAGACCAAACGTTCCTCTGTGCCATGACGCATCCTGTGCAGGCGTTACGTGGGCCGTTCCTGTCCGCGCTGTTATTATTTCCGCCATAATGCCTCCCTTCTATGCTATTTCCTCTTCCTCATCTTCTCCCTCAACACTGTATTCGATACTCTCGACTCCATCAGCAAATCTCCATATCTTGCCGCTTATAGGCTTTTTCGCATACAGGCCCGTAAGATAATCTCTGCCACCGATGACATCCCCAATATCAATGTCAACATCCAGGGTCGCTACATTCATTTCAAACTGCGTATAGTTCATGACTTCAAGGAAATGGTCGCGCCCCTTTTCCTCCAGCTCTTCCGCTTCCGCGTTTGTATCCTCATACGTTTCTGCAACTTCCCGGATTCCGGTATAGTATTGTGTTGTCCCGATTGTTCCGTCCTTTTGCAAATACAGATCCACGACAGCTCGGTTTTTCAATTCACCGGTCCCGAGGCATATTAGATGATTTACCCCGTTTCGCACATTTTGAAATGTAAAATTCAATTGGTCGTCCTGAGACAACTCTATGTATTCTGAATAATCTTCAATCTGCGTAGCCGCCAGTTCTACATATCCGGGGGCACCTTGCTCTTGTTGGATGAATTTTATTTGCAACTTGTATCCTACAGATTTAAGCATCTTTTTTATTCCCGCAAGCAATGTCGTGTATCTATTGAACTGAAAGTTCGATATAGTCTTGCCTGTATCTACATCGAGAACAGAAAAAAGAGAGTCGAACTGTTCACTTATCAAAGTGTTTAAAACAGTATTCAACTCTCCGCTTATTGTCCGGTAATCTTCTCCTGGCGGTGGTTTTATTATTTTCTTATCCAGCATTCCCCGCCAAGTGTATCCTTTCAGGCTTATTGTGTCCAGCGACGTATCTGTATCGATTTCGCCAATTATGCCGCCGTACTCGGTTCCGGATGCGTAAATGGCGCTCCCAAATGTCAAATCTTCTTGGAAATCTCCTCGTTTTACCTTAAGTTCAAAGGTGTTGGTGTCTTTCAGATCTATGTCTGTTTCTACATCAAACAGGCGCCTCACATCGTTCATGCTGCTATCGGTCAGGATAAGTTCCATGTAGGCTCACTCCTTTCCACGTAAAGCGTCATGTCAAACCCGAAGGCTGCCGACCATGCTACGTTCAAGTTCCCGGAAGGGATTTTTTCAAAGATTGACTGTGTTTTTTGCCTCAAATCGTAGAGATTTATCGTATTGCCGTTGGCGAGGTATTTCACGACTGTGTTGTCCCTACTGTTCACTATCAGATATTCATTTGCCTCAAGTGTCGTAAAGACCTGTCTTGGATACCCGTTTATATTTACCTGTGGATTTTCGCACGGGCCGTATATGGTCATTTTAAATTCGCTCGGCGCATAATGATCTATATACCAGCTCCGTATCCCGTCAGAATCGGCTGCGTAGTCGTAATTATGGTCGTAATTGTAATCTAACCCCGCCTGGCTGCCGCTGCCGGATCCGGCCGGATAAAAATTCCCCGTTTCTTCACGGATGTAAAACGGATATGGCGCCATGAACGTTATCGTCTGTTCCCAGCCATAAAATTCCTGTGACGGTACCGACTCGCGTTCGATAAACCAGCCGCTTAGATATTCATCATCAAACCATAACGCTCCCTGGGTCATATTTATGACGTCAGTCTCGCACTCTTCAAAAAAATCGTTTAAATTCTCGCTTATTCCATCGAGTGTTCCCCGGAACTTTAACTCGATATCTAAGGCGAGTACGTCTTTGCCAAACGATGTTATTTTTTCTCCGAACTGCTGAGCAGCCGACTCATACGTCCAGGCGGAGGCGTGAGGATTGCAGTCTTTTATGGCCAAATCATATCCTTTATTCAAAACGAATGTTTTCTTGTTGGCTCCGCTCACATATTTAACTATCATGTAAACGTCACCCCCTGTTCTGTCAATGGTCCCCTGAGCGCTCTCCCGATAAGCCTTCCATCTATGTATATGGCCTGTGCTCCACCGGTGAGACGTTCATAATCTATTGCTGCAGGTGCGGGTGTTGCCGCTACCCTGGCCGCATTATCTATTGTGCCGAGAACATTTCCCGCTGTTGCAGATATCTTTCGGTCGATTTTCTTCATTTCTCGCTGGAACCCAACGTCAAGCCCGTCAGCCAGCCATCCTCCTATTTTGGCTGTCTCTTTCGATGGCGAGCTTATCCCGAATATCGATTTTAGTCCGTTGAGCACCGATTTCCCGAATCCTTTTATTTTCCCAAGGATCCAGTCAACTTTACTGCCGATGCCATTCCACAGCCCCCGTACCCAATCGGCACCCACGGATACGAGCGAGCCTATGCCGCTTTTGATCTTTCCAGGCAGCTGTTTTGCAAAGCTGGAAACTTTGCTGAATAGCGAGCCTACCCAGCTGGAAATACCGGACCATAATCTCTGGAGTATCTGCACACCTGTATTGAATATCTGACCGAGAAGCGATAAGAGTCCGTTTACTATCGCGGCGATAATCTGTGGTACTGCTGCGGCAAGTTGCGGGAGCGCCTGAATGAGTCCCTGGATCAGGGCTGTAATTATCTGAATGGCGCCGTTTATTATCATCGGCAAATTCTGCGTTATGGCATTTACTATTGCCGTTATGATTTGAGGAATCATTTCTACCAGTTGCGGGAGCGCCTGAATGAGTCCCTGGATCAGGGCCATCATTATCTGGATCGCACCATTTATTATTGTTGGCAAGTTTTCGGTTATGGCCGTCAAGATTGCCGTAATGATCTGCGGTACCGCTTCAGCAATGAGTGGTATAGCTTGCACTATGCCGTTGACAAGGGCCGTGAATATCTGAACGCCTGCCTCGATTATGGCGGGAAGCGCCGCCGTGATTGCAGCTACTATCTGCGGGATCATCTCAACGACCTTTTCAATCATTTCACTCACTTTGTCGGCGAATCCGGCCACCATTTCGCCTGCTGCATTGCTATCCTTTGCAAATTGGTATATCAGTAGTCCCGCACCGGCTATCGCAGCCCCCAGGGCCACCCATTTACCGACGGCCAGCATTTTGCTCAATGCGGCTTTTGCCTTCGTCAATACTGTAGTCGCCGTAGTGTTCGCAGTCATGGCCGCCGTATTGGCTGTAGTCGCTGCTGTGTCTGCAGTTGTAGCCGCTGCTTTTTTACCGAATACCGCGCTGATTCCGCTTGCGGCCTTTTTAAATTCGTCTATCCCATCCCTGATTTTTATGAAGGTAAGAGCGGCCGGCCCTGCCATTGCCAAAAGTCCGGTAAATGTTCCGATAACTATCTGCAGCCCTGCTGGGAGTTCCCTCACCTTTTCAACCAGTCCGGCGAAGCTTTCTAGTGCGCCGGCGGCAAAATTCTTTATTGCCGTCATGGTAGGCTCTACGGTTTTACCTACTTTGGCGATGGCCTCGTTGAGTCTATCCTGCGCCTGATTCGCAGCGATTACGTCTTTATTGGTCTCCTGATACTGCTTCGAGGCGTCCTTATAAACGCCATTTAAGGTCTCCATTATCAGCCGCTGACGTTCCTGTTCACTTGAACATTCCGCCAGTTGCTGGTTAAACTTGTCCTCGCTTATTCCTGCCCAATTGAGAGCGTCAGCGAGAGGCCCGGTCACCTGCCCCACTTTTGCGGTCTCATTGGCCGCTTCAGTCAAGCCTTCAATCGGCAGGGAATCTCCAAAGGTAGCAAATACGCCCGTACATATCTCTGTCCATGTCTGCAGATCTTTTTCGTTATCTGTCAAAACAGCCAGATGATTGGCCGCTTCAACTGAGCGATCGCTTTCACCAAGAACGCCTACGAGTTCGCGATACGTATTTTTTGCCGCTTCGGCGGAGTGCCCCGATGTAGTGAATGCTGTGTCGAGTTTTCCCATGTTCTGACGGTATTCTCTGGAGCTTTCGGCGGCGCCGGCAAGAGCCACGCCTATGCCTGTTATCGTAGCTGTCCACGCTGTGGCTGCCGTGGTTATGCCGCCTTTGAGATTTTCTTTTATGTCGTCTATGCTTTCTGCAGCGTCATCTACTTTTAAAAGACCGGTTTCAACATCTCGCAGCCCCTGCCTCATTTCCTCCAGGGCTTGCTCGTTTTGTCCAAGCTCGCTCTGCAGGTCGTTAAGGGCTGTTTCGCTGCGGTTTAACACTTGCTGCCACTTTAATGCCTCAGTGGAATTTTCTCTAAATTTATCTGCCGCCTGCTGCAGAGCATACTCAACCTCTTTTATTTTTCTCTGCTGTTCGTCTATCGACTTTCGCAGAACATTATTCTTTGCGATCAGAGCCTGTTCGCTATTGGCGTTGTCTCTGAATTCGCTTGATACCTTCTTTAGTTCTGTGTCCAGCGTCTTAAGAGAGGCGTTTACATTATCCAGTTGTTTCCTGAATTGGCTTTCTCCGTCGATTCCTATTCGAGGGCCAATATCATATGCCATACGATCACCTCTACTTCAAAGCCGGGATGAACATCTCCTGCGCTTCTTCCTCTGCTTCTCCTCTTATGACTCGATATGCGCTTATATGGTCGATGAGCTCTCCAATGGGAAGGCTGTTATATTCTCGGGCCGGAATGTTAAGGATTCTTCCCCAGACGTCAAAGTAGATAAGGCTTCTTCTGCCGCCTGGGGATTTTCGTTTTTTGGTGTCTTCGTGTCTATGTCTGTCTTCGCGGATCCATATATACATTCATTTATCGCCGTTATGACGTTCGATATATCATCAAACCCGACAACCATCTCAAGCTCTTCCTTGCTCAGCGGCTTAAATCTCCCGTCTTCTCCCAGCGCCGGGTTCTCTACGTCCACCGAAATGCCTGCGTCTATCTCAAACAGATTTTTATATGCGCATCCCTGGGCAATAAGGACCTGAAGTATCATCGCTATCTTGTCTATCGTTTCCGCGTTTAGTCCTTCACTTACGAGATCCTCCAGTTTTTCGATCCCGCCCAGCTGCTTCGCAATGACTTTACATGCCCCTAACGAAAAATTAAGCGGGTAGTTTTTACCCGCCAAATTCAAATATACTGCTTTCTTCATCAGCCTTGCCCTCCATTCTCTGCGTTTGCCTCAGTTTGTTCAGATTGTCCGCCGCACTTCCAGATCAGCCATCTGATTGCATCGGATTGCGTGTCAAACCATGCATCCTGCATCCACGGATGATTTACGTTTGTATCGACCTGGTCGGAACGCTGTATCACGCCGGTCAGTGAAGGGTTCTGCCATTCGATAGATTCACCTTTCGTCGTTGCCGCGTTTTCCGGTATGTTGAAATATACCTTGTTGAAAAACACTGCCCTATAGGTGTTTGCGTCATTTATCTGATGCGTCTCTATGATTCCGACTCCCAGGTATGGGGATTTTGCATTATCGTCAAATGCCTGGGTAGTAACCTGAAGTGAATCATCCCCTCCGCTTGTGGACGCCGGAACTGTCTCCGAATACGACTTCGTCCCCAGAATGCGCATGGAAAGTTCCTGCGGCAGATCAGCCGTTGCAAGCGTCAATTCTCCGCTGGTAAATGTTCCTTTATCGTTTTCCGCTATGCCATCGTCTGCGTAGAACGGATTGTCGTCTCCCGCTTCAAACGTCGCGGAATATTCCACGGCCTTATTCGCTACTATAGCGTTGCTGTATGTGACTGTGTTCCCGGTAGCTGAATAATCGCCTATGACCGGGGTAGTGAGTCCTTTGATTGCCATTTATATCTCCTTTCTGAGTTCTTCATCGATGGTCTCTCCCATCGTTTTTACTGCTTTCTTCCTTGCACCGTTGACAGATTTTCTCACAACAGCGTTTTTCTTTCTGAAGCTGGTGCCGGATTCGATGGACCGCATCAGCATCTGATTCGGAACTCCCTTTGGATATTTTCTCGTCGGGATGCTCCCGTATCCGTCGAAGCCCAGCTTCGTGTTTATGTATCCGAGTTTAAGCTCCTGGATGGGCGCAAGCCCCATGCTTTCCATGAGATCTTTTTTCTGTCTGGACGATACTCCGGTCAGCACTTCTCCTTTTCTGGCGTATGGTGGCATCCCGTTTTTGCCTTCCTGGATTGGCAGGTCGTTAAGTCCCTGTTTTACTGCATCTGCGACAACTCCGCCGCCATCATATACTGCCCGCTTTATTATTTTGTCAGCGTTTTTGCTCAGCTTTTTTACCTTTTCTGCGTATTCATCTGCGCCCTTTACCCGAAAATATGCCATCAGCTCACCTCGAATACCCACTCGTAATGCATAAAGTCATTCAGTTCCAAGTCCTCAAACTGCGCTGACGAAAAGTAAAACGATATCTCCGCTTCATTCAGAGCCTTCTGCACCTGGTCGAACATGGCTTCATCTCCCGGAAGTGCAAACAGATCTATACTTCCCCGGAGGACCTGCGAGACTTTCACGTTATCGGCATGTAACGACTTTCCCTCCGAGTCGAACATATACACGATATGACTCCTGGTAGCGTCTATGGCCTCTCCTTTGCCGACGTTGTCCGTAATCTTCAGTAACGCCTGCTTAACAGGATCGTACTGCGCTCCAATCGACTTCATAGCTTTCACCGTTCCTTTCAAGAGATAATCTTAGAATTTTCAGGCCGTTTTCGTCTGTAGCAGTCTGAACCATCCTTATCTCATATTGTTCTCCCGTCTCCATGACGGCCATCTGGTTTATGCTTATCTCGATTTCTCTCGGTACCACAATCACCATTTCAATAAGCTGATCTGTTTTTATGGCCTCGTAATATCGGGTTATCCCAACTGTTTCTTCTTCGTAAGATAGCTCCTGCACAGCGTTCAGCTTTTTTATGGGCATTTCCCCCGGAGCTGTAGCGTTTGAAACATCGCATATCGCTACGATCCCATCATCAAACGTCATGTATCTATCCTGCCTTTCTGGGAAAACAGCAAGTTGTTTAACTCATAACGCAGAAATCGCGGCATGGAGGTTTCCTCTCCTCCGCGCCGCCTGAAAAGATACGCTGCGTATTGGATCTGCACCATATCACAGTTCGTGTCTCCCTCGATCAGCGTTATTCCCTCCTGCTGCATGAGTTTCTTGGCTCCGGAAAGCAGAAACGACAGGTATTCATCATTGCTGCTTGTCCGAAGCTGCAAATCTCTTTTTAAAATCAGGAGCTTTTCAGCCTCTTTCATTTATCTCACCTATTCTCCCGCTTTGTTGATGTTGACGGTATAAACGTTTACCGCGTTTCCGTTCTTCACCGTTACGGTAAGCGGGAACGTTCCTTCAGCAAATGTTATGGTGCCGCCGTTTCTCACGTTCTTTCCGTTATAGCTTATCTCTATATCCGCTTCAGGTCTTGCGCTTGTCGCCTCCACCTTGCCGCTCGTTCCTGCGGCCGTCACATTATACGCGAATGTATCTGCTGCAAACTCAGGGGCCAGCGTTTCGGTTCCGACAATGAGGTCTTCAAGGAGCGAGTCGTTAGCTTCGTCTGCGGCGAACGGCATTGCCGTAGTTACTTCACTACCGTTTATGTTTACTGCTACGAACGCTCCCGGAATGATAGGGGTTCCGTCAGCTTTCTCTTTTCCCTTGAACACCGTGTTGTCCTGTATGAACTGGTACTCTCTGGACTCTTCGATCGCCATTTCGCGCCTCTGCGCCCACAGGTACAGATCCCCGTATCCGCCAACGATATCTCCGTCCGGCATGAATTCCAGTATATCTATATCACCCGTTATTATGGGGAGCGTGGCATATATATTTGCCGCGATGTCGCCTGTTGCGGTAAAGGTTATCATCTTGGACTTGAGGAGAGCGCGAGTTTTGGAGTTCATCGCCCAGAACTGTGTTCCCCTGCTGTATGTAGTGAATGTGTTTCCCAGCGCCACAGTAAGGGCCGCCCAGAACTCTGCTCCTGTTAAATCGGCTGCGATCTTCTGTATGTTTGTTGTGTGCAAGTCTACCCACTCAGGGGCATTTGCCGGATAATCGGAAGGTCTTGCGGTCTGTGCAAGCCTTGTTACGATTCCCAGCGGCATCTTGCTGGCGGCTCCTTTTCCGTAGAGTATGGCCTTGTCCTTTGCCAGGCCGATAGCTTCAGATATCATCTCAACGATGGTTCCGGCAAGGTCAACATCAGAATCTTCCAGGGTGGAGTTGCATACGGAAATGTACCCCGCTACCTTGTATCCGTCTACCGTTATCTGGTTGAACCGGAACGTCAGCTCATTTATAGCTCCGCACATTTCCGTCCAAACGGCTTCCGGAATGGTTCCCGCTATTGTCTGTCTGGCCTCTCCCGACACATTCCTTACCCTTACTCTGTTCATGAGTTTGGAATACCTGAACATATTCTCGGATATGAGGTCTAAGAATACGATAGGTATTGTGAGGTCGGCTCCGCTTATGGCTCTTTTGCTTTTGCCCATGGCTCTTATTTCAGAGAGGAACTGCTGTACTTCGTCAGTTTCTACAATGGCCGTGCGCTCTTCCCTTGTAAGGGCGTCAAATGCTCTTACGTTCATCGGTAATTCCCTGATGTTTGCTCTTATCTGCATATTTCTTACTCCTCCTCTTTTATCTCTTTCATCTTCCGGCCGCGGGGCAGGCGGCTCTTTCTCTACTTCTTCCAATTCCTGTTCGAGTTCTCTTATCTCATCCTCGAGATTTTTCTCAGCTTCTTCGTGTTCTTCTTTTTCCCTGGTGAACTTTTCTATTTCATCGTCCACCAGCGCCTGATCCTCTTCTGTATCTGCCTCTTCAATGGATCTTGTCAGTTCCGCTTCACGGGTCTCAAAATCCTTGTCCTTTTCCCGCAGCGAATTAAGCTCTGTCGTTTTGAGTTCAATTTTCTTTCTCAATCTAAGCGCTTTCAGTGCCATCTGTTTCTCCTTTCAGTTTCCTGCGTAAATTTTCTTTTCCATATTCGATCCGGCGTTTCCTCACTTCATCGTATTCGCTCTTTCTGGCTACGACGCCGGTATCCTCATAGGCCGGGAACGTTACGACTGACACCTCATACAGCTTCACGGATTTTATAAGCCAGTGCACTTCCCCGGTGTCTTCGTTCACAGTCCTTTCTTCGTCAAGAATGTCAAAGCCGAAGCTGCATTGATCCACATCTCCCCGCTTCACTCTCTCATACAGGTTTACAGCGTCCTGGTCGTTTTCGTTTATCCTGACCTCGCCCCAAAGCCCATGATTGTCCTTTCTCAGCTGCAGCGTGCCGGCTTTCGTGCGGCCAAGTACATACCTGGACTTGTGGTCTATCAGGCAGCGGATATCATCATCCAGCGCGTTGTCGAACGCCGTCGGCGCAATGCTCTCCGTCGCTCCTTCCCACATCTCATAATTGGAGTCGAACACAGAAAAATAACCGGAGATATATTTTTCGCCGGTTTCCTCTTCTCTTGTGTTAAATCTTTCGGAATGCGCTCTTATCTGCATCTTACTTCTGTCCATTTATCCATCACCTCCTTGCAGTTTAGTCTGGTCTCCTATCATTCCCCTTGGGATATAGTTTTCAAGGATAATGAGCTCGTCCAGCCCGTCAAGCGGCGAAAGTCCTATCCAGTCCCTTACCTCATTTCCTGTCATTATTCCCCTTACGTATTGATCGTCGGCTACGGCCGCCATGTCCTTTAGGTCGTAGTTGTATAGACTCCTGGCGTTCAGTCTGAAATACCACTCAGGCTTTATCAATAATTTCTTTGTCATTTCCTGCTCTATCAGTTGGGCGACCGGCATTATCTTCGAACTTATAAAGTTATTCCAGGCGTCGCGCTGGAAATCTCCTACGCCGAGCACGAATGGTGGGACGCCAAGTATCGATGCTACCGACTTTTTATCCAGCTCTACGAAGTCCGCAAGAGCCAGGTCTGAAAGGGTGAGAGGCTTTACTTGCTCAACCTCGAATTGCTCCGCTGGCAGAAGCCATGGAGCGCCGTTTTCGGTTTCAACGTACTGTTCCAAGAGTTTCTTCCGCCACTCTTCTCCCGACTGTTCTTCGATGAGGGCGTCAACCTTGATGATCAGGGACGGCTTCCACTTGCTCTCCATGAATCCTTTCTCGGTTGCCGCCGCCTGCTTTAAGTTGTTCGCAACGCCGGATAGCGTCGTCTTGTATCCTCTGCCCTTCCATGGATAAGATGAATCCGGATTTAACACAAAGTGCAGCAAGTCCGCCGGATCGTATTCCTGCCCGTTTATCGCTATCCTATAGTCCCACATCCCGTTCTGCAGAAATGATGTGTACGTCGCTGGTACAGGTCTGAGGTCTTCAAGCAGGCCGTTTCTCGTTACCGGAAATACGACGGCGTTGCCGTTCCCTTCGAGGAACATCGTGCGTACTATCCATTTTATGAAGTTCGACCGTGTGCTCAGCGAATAGGGCTCTATATCTATCTTCCTGGAAAGCTCATTTCTTACTCGTACATCGCCATTTTCTGTGTTCTCCATGAGATGTATCGTCATCGCGCCCAGAAGGTCTGCGATACGGTCGACGCCGGCCGATACTTCCGGCGATCGTGCCAGTGATGTATATCCCCGGCACACTAAATCGTCAAACACCTTATCAGTAACCAGTCCGATGCTCATGCCGCTTCTTTTTTCCTTCGGCTCCGCTCTCGTCTTCTTTTTCTTTTTCGCCATTTAACTCCACCATTTCTTTCCCTTTTCAACCTTCTCGAGGTTTTCCAGATATCTCACTGTTGCAAATACCGCGGCGTCGAATATATCTATCCTGCTTTCCGGCTGTATCTTCTCGTACTGTATCATGTCGTCAGTTTTTTCAATGGCCGCTACATTCTCAACACAGTATTCAAACGCTTGAGAATGCAAATAATAAAGAGTGCCGTTCTTGGCACTCTTCTCAAGATATCTGAATCCCTCGCTTTTCTTGTAGTAATATTGCGGTTGGTCAACTATCCTGAATCCTGCGCTCTTCATGCCGATGAAGTATTCTCGGCAGAATTTCCTGTCATGCCCCACCTGCACTATCTTGAAGCCCTGTTTTCTTTTATCCTCAAACCACTTCACGACTTCCGCATGGTTTACTGTCGGGGAATTGGTCATCGTGAGCCATCCGTCATCCTGCCATCCGAACAGCGGTATATTATCCTCATCCGCTTTCAGGTGTGCTCTCACTACCGGGAAGAACGCATGACTTATGATGATATCTATGCCTTTATAGTTTCCAAACAGCGCCGTTGCCGTCAAGTCGTGAAGCTTTGATAGGTCTGCGCCGCCGTACCATTTCACCGGCAAGCGGGCCAGCTCGTTAAGCGTCCAGTTATATTTCTTATCCGATGCCTTGAACTCTTCTATGTCAAAATACGCCTTCAACGCATTGGTGTAAACGTTCAGGCTCTTTGCGAAGAAATCCTTTCTCTGCTGCGGATCGTTTGCGGCCTGCAGGGCATCGTTCATCAGTTCTTCCGGCCGGATGGTCACCCCATATGACGGATTAGCCATCTCGTGTACCTTCGGATTCATGTAGTCGATCTCCCCATTCTCGTCAGGATTTGCGCAGCACATGAATATGAAATACTGCTCATCTTCCACCGTCCCCTCCAGTACCTTGCGGCAATACTTCAGCCTCTGCCCCAAGAACAGTTGTTCATTATCCCCTGCGGTCGATATACCTATCATGAGCTTATTGCTGTACGCCTTCATCGCCTCTTTAAACAGGTTGTACTGTTTAGGCTTTTTGAATGCGTGCATCTCGTCGGCAATGGCAATATTGCAATTCAATGAATCCTGAACATCGGGGTTTGCAGCTAAGGCCTGTATATAGAACGACCCGTCCGGAAATTTTCCCCTGATAGAGTGCTCGTTGTTATTGTCTATCACTTTTATGAATCCACCTCTTTTTTCGCTCAGCTTCAATCGGTCTATGTTGTAATTTAAAAAATCAAAACTTTCGAGAGACTGTTTCAGCGCAGCCGACGTTATATATGCTTTAGATCCGCTTTTTCGGTACCATAATGTCAGAGCCCAGGCAAGCGCCGCCGCAAACGTAGTCTTGACGTTTTTTCTTGGTATGAAGATGAGGGCCTCATGGTATTTTGTTATGTCTGTCCCCTTATGCTTAAACCCCACCAGGTTGTAGATTATAAAATCATGGTAGGGCTGAAGGATGAAGGGCTCTCCTGAAAGCGGTGTCCCATCTAGCCGTTCCCCCTGCTGATGACACAGGAGCCGCTCTATGATGCCGATGCAAAACTCCGGACCTTTAGGATCCAGCTCGTATTCCGGATTTTCCAAGTCCCTGAAGAATCTCTCTACGCATTGCTTTGTTTCGATGCAGGCAAGCTTTGTCCCGTCTCTTATGCTTTCGGCGTATTCCATTACTTCTTTCAGATGTTTAGCTTCCAAGGTCTTTCAAAGCCTCCAGTAATTCGCTTTGCCCGCTCATACCTGCCTCGTCGCCCTTTATCTTTTTAAGCCCCATCGGGGTGAGTCCCAGTTCTTTGTAATACGCCAATATCCTCGTCTGCATACCTTCCAGCGCAAGGTATAACGGATTCTTCGCGAGGTTGGTGCTCCCGTTTTTGTTCGTATGCTCGATAACCACTTTGCCTCCGGAAGCATCAAATTCTTCCCGGGCCTTGTCCAAATCTTCTAGCATCTGAGCCAGCTCCTCGATGGTTCCCGCAAATTCCGGCCGGTAAGTGTCCACAGCTCTCATGTTTTTGATTATTCTTTTTTTATATGTCTTAGCCAGCATCTCAGACCTCCCATTCTGAAATCAAAAAACCGCTTCATTACAGCGGCTTTAAAATCAGTTCTATTCCAGTCCTTATTTTATGTAAACTATGCAATATCATTTCCCCTCTTCCTTAAAATCCCTCAGAGTTGGAAATGAT